GTTGCCCCGGTTGCCCCGGTTGCCCCGGTCGGACCAGTTGCGCCTTGAGCGCCAGTTGCGCCTTGAACCCCGGTCGCTCCAGTTGCACCAATGGCACCAGTGGCACCTTGCAATCCTGTAGGACCAGTAGCGCCAGCAGGGCCAGTTGCTCCGGTGGAACCAATCAAACCCTGCGGGCCAGTTGCGCCCTGCGAACCAGTTGCTCCCTGTACTCCGGTTGGCCCAACAACCCCTGTTGCGCCTTGAGGGCCTGTAGCACCGACTGAACCTTGTACCCCTGTTGCCCCAATGGGTCCAGTGGCTCCAGTAGAACCTTGCGGTCCAGTTGCGCCTACAGAACCTTGTGCGCCAGTTGCACCTTGTACTCCAGTTGCGCCAGTTGCGCCAGTTGCGCCAGTTGCGCCAGTTGGCCCCTGAGCGCCGGTAGGTCCAGTAGGTCCTTGAAACCCTATGCTGTTAATAACCCAAGCAGAATTATTTGTGGCAGAACCAATTGCTCCGGTTATGTTAACAGTAATACTTGGCGTTGAAGGATTAATGTTGGTAATTATGCCAATTACATAATCATTTGCATCTTCAATAACTTGTACATTCTCGCCAACTACCAAATCATTTAATTTATTGACAACAAAAATTTGTGAACCGCGAGTTTGTGAAGTAAAAGAATATGTAGTTGTTGATGTAATAACTCCGTATACACCAGAACCATATGCTTCAACACGTTTGTCAACAACATTTGCGTTAGTTAAAAGAGTTGTTAAATATGTAGGAATTCCCGGAACATAAATTTCGTAAAGAAGAATTGACGTGCTTGGAATTAAAGGTTTAAGTGGCGGTTGAATATTATTTAAACCATAAACTAAAGTCCAATTAGCAACAGAACAAGGAGTACCTTTGATAACGCTAATTGTTCCATTCATATCTGAAACAACTACATCTCGTCTGTCATATAAATCAGCAGTTGCAAGTGTAACTGTTCCGCCAGAGGAAACAAATTCAAAATTGTTGTAAGACAAAATTCCCGGTCCAACAGAAATTGTTGAATTTAAAATTGCAGTAATGTCTAACCCAGAAACAACACCACGTCCGTTCCCTTGAACAGCAAGTGCACTAATGTCGCAACTGTCCATAACAGTTTGCGCTGGAAACGTTGGGTTGTCGGTTGTTTGCGGAATGTAAAAACTCATAATGACCTGTTTCTAGTTTAGTACAACAGTCAAGATTTAACTTGCGGACCCTCGGTTAACGGCCATTGGTCGTAAATGTATTTTTGTGCCTGCCAAATTGGGTATGTAATTGAGTGAATTCCTTGTCTTCCATCTCTATGATGATGCGGACAAAGAACAAGCATGTTCCCCTCAGAATCGAGCCAAGCCCGAAGCGCTTCATCTGTTGCTTCTTTCATTTCGGGGAAGTCTGCCAAAATCTTGGCGGGGTCAATAGCGTTGACAAGCGCCCACTCAACGTGCCAGTGATGCGTTTCCATGTGCTCGCCTGCGGGCAATTGCGACTGACGCACTCCACAAATCCAACATGCCTCGTCAAGTTCGTACACCAAATGATGATGCACGCGTTTGTATTCGGCAGACGCTTTTCGTGGGTCGTGGTCGGGATACCATACCGTTTCGTGAAGCGTACGTTCTACAAGATGACCTTCATTAGCGTCAACCATTAGTAAACCTCAAAAGATGAAGAACCATCCATAAGGGCATCAAATTCTGCCGGGATAATTTGAAACGGGTCAGTTGGGCAGTCCCAACCACCGTGTTCCCACGCGCGCGCAGCAAACGTTGAGCAGATAAGCGTGTCCTCTTTGTGAATGTCAACACGCAAAGAGTTGGGAAGCAGCAGGTTGAAAGCAATGCTCATAATGGTCAGCACACCGTATTTGGTTCCAAGGCGCTTGTTAGCCCAAGTCATAATCCGAACGCGGTCAAGGTCATCGGGGCATTGGACAAGTTTGACGTGACCCTTTGGAGCAACGTCTTCAATGCGAACACGCTCACAGCGACGAGCCATTTGCAACACCCAAATTTGACCGTTAGCGTCAATTTCCTGCACAACAAACATGTGGTTCCACTTGCGCCACTTCCACCAGCGAAGTGCCTGTGCAAAACGAATTAAGACTCCATAGGGGTTATGCGTCCAAGCAAAACCAATGTCACCGGGTTGAGGGTCAAAGGGGTTCAATGTAGGTTTTCCAAATCTTTTTGAAGGGTTAAAATGTCAATGTCCCAAACCGGACCGTGGTCGGCTTCGACAAAAATTTCGGGAATAACAACCCATGCTTCAGAACCGTAGGTTGCCCACCAGTCCCATGTCATAGATTCTGTTGCGCCCCAAGTAATGTGGTCAATGCCAAGATTGTTTACGCCTGTGGCAACAATGCAGTGACCGCCCGTTGGTTTTTCGGGAGTTCCGTCAATGTGCCAAGGTTGATTGGACTCAAACTGTGTTTCAGCGTTCGGTGGCATCTCAACGCCTAGGTACAAAGACCCAAACGCAAAACAAGCAGCAGCCATCTCTTGACGATTTTGAATGTTGATTGGAGCGTACGCTGCAATTTTGTTGCCAAACAGACCATCGTGCATCCACGTTTGCAACACTTGATGTTCAACAAGGCCAGCGTCTGCTCCGCCAGTCAGGCTTAGGTAAGTGTCCCTCACCGCTTGGTCACCGGGGTACTGGAAGATTTCTCCAACTTCTGCGTAAGCAAGTTGCAGCATGTGAATCACACCAGCAATGGTGCAGTCACCCAATTGGTCGTTCAATGCCATTGGATATGATTTAACTTCAGTAGAGTAGTCAAACGCTTTGGGTGGAACAGGAAAATTGGTATTGGCGTAGTGAGAAAGAGTTCCTAGTGCGACTTGTTCTGCTGCTTGCTTCCCTCGCTTGCCAGCAACTCTCTCCATTACTTTGCCTCCAACTTTGCTATACGCTTTTCAAGCGCTTCGATTTTGTCATCTTGTTCTTCTTCATCTTCGTCGGTAACAAATTTTTGTCCCAACCAAGTTCCAAGAAGATTGCCAACAATATTTGCAACAGACACAGCAGCGACTACCATGACTTTTTTGCTAAAGTTATCGCCATGCAAAGTAAATGCCGCAATGGTTGTGCCAGTAATAGATACAAACCAAATTACAACGTCAGCGCTAGCGACAATCATGCCTCGATTGCGTGAAGCGGCTTGGTATTTAATAACTGCAAGAGAATCTTGAATAATCATGCAAACTGCTGCAAGCAATGCAATCGTCATTTACGCAACTCCTCTAAAATATTACGGTGGTCTTCCATCATTTCAGCCATTTCTTGACTGATTTTTAAGTGATACTCTTGAAGTTCTGCCGAAATTTTGTCAGCACGTTTTGCTGCGATTAAAAGAACGGACCCTTGCAACCCAGCCAGCATAGACAACGCAAGATTAAGCCTGAAGTACGGTTGCGGGTCAATCCCCAAACCGCTTGAAATAATCCAAAATGCCATCGCTACCAGAAACGTCAGTAGGAAAGTCCACGTTCCCATGCCCATTCGCATGTGGTCCGCTGCTCGTTCCCCTAGTGTCCTTTGGTTGCCCGTTCGGACGCTCGGATGGAACTCCCAATGTTTTGTCATTTTTTGCCATTTCTCGTTCCTCCTTCGGTAATTATTCGCCTAAGCCTTGGTGATAACCAAGGTGACGCTCAAGAGCGTTGTCAACTTTGATAATGTAATCTCTAAGTTCTGCTTGATTGTCTTCAATGCGTTTGAGCGCATCTTTCATGCTGCCTCCACCGTTAAACTGAGTAGTTTGTTCGTGAATTTCCTTAACCTCTTGTGCGATGTTGTTGACCCAATGTTTATGAATAAAACGAATAATTGCCCAAATACCACCTGTTGTAAAGAAAAAAGCAGAAAGGTAATTAAACCAAGTATTTGACCAAGTAAACCAATTAATGTGTGCACTCATAACGCATTACTTTTTGGTTGCTGCAAGCAAGATTGGCCAAGTGGCATCGCTTACAACTCCGGTTGCAATAAGTTTATGATGAGATTGAAAATCTTTAACAGACTGAAATGTTAACGCACCAAAAATGCCATCAACTTTAAGGTGATAGCCAGCGGCGTTAAGCGCGTTTTGAACAGCAACAACGTTTGGTCCGTTGTCACCTTGTTTGACTGTTGGGTGCAGCGTTGGTGCTGGCGCAGGTGCCGGTGCGGGCTTGGGAGACAGGTCTGCTGGAGAGTGAACTGTGCGAACAATTGTGTTGTCAGGACGCAAGAACGTTTGTGGGCTGCGACCATCAACTGCGTAACCGCGAGAAGGAACGCTAGGAGTGTTGACCCAAACGTACGAAGGGTCCCCTTGCTCGCCGTGACTAACCGTAAGAATATCTTTGCCATGCACTTCAACAACAATGGCAACGTGCCATCCAGTGCCGGGACCGTACACAACAAGGTCGTTACGTTGGACCTGTTCGATTGGGATGTGCTGATTGTGGCTAAGCAAAGTTCCGGTGTAGCCGGTGTGGTTGAACTGCATGTTGTTGGGGTCTTTGCGACCAGTCAACCAATACCAAAGAGTGCAAGCAGCAGAACAATCGGCAGTGACCGGAAACTTAATCGGCCAAACACCAATGGCGCTCATGCGTTCAGGACCTTCGCTGTAAACCCAATGCTCAGGATGGTCAATGCGGTCTTGAACCGCCCATTCAGCCCAATCGGCTGGAGTAGTAATGTTAGCCATTTGTCTCCTTAAACGGCGCTAATGAATTCAATGGAGAATTTGCCGGTGTAGTTGGCGGTACCGCTACTTGTTCCACCGGGGTTGCTGTTAATGTACGGCGCAAAATATGTGGGGCTACTAATGCTTACGACTTCGTCAAACCAAGAACGCATCAAAGTTATTGCTGATGAATAAATAATTTCTCCGCTATCAACTGTTGTGCCATATGTTCCAGCCACAGTTCCTGATTTAAGAAAGAATTGATAATTTTGCGAAGTGCTACTTCCATTAATGTAACCAAAAATACGGTAAACACCAGCAATGCTAACAAGAACAGAGTTGTTGCTGTCTGCCCTACTGAATCCATAGTTTGTTGACAAAACTGTGTCAATAACTGCTGGAGAACCGGTAGTAAGACCAAAACTTGTGTGATTAATGGAACTGCGAAAATAAGGAACGCTAAGGTTTGTGGGCGTGGCCCAAACAGTTGCTCCTCCAAGCGTCGAAAGAACTTGATTGTTAGTTGCACTTGGGGCAATTTGACTGTAACTATACGACATTGCCACCCAAGTAGAGCCGTTGTAGTAGTTCAAAACTTGCGTACTTGTGTTAAACCACAACTTGCCAAGCGTCAAAGCCGCGCCAGAGGCCGCTGTTGGAGTGCTTGATGCCACAATGCAGTCGGGAACAGCGTTCCAAGAAGTACCATCCCAATAATTAAGACCGTACTGTACGCTTGAAGCGTTAGTGCACCACCACAGTTGTCCGGGGATGCTGGAACTAGCAGAGGGTTGCGTAGTACCTTGATTGTACACAACTGCTTTGTCAAGGTTGGTTGCAGTTGCAATTGCCTGCATGTCGTTAGCAACGTTTGCCGGGTCAGAAGCGGTGGGATAAGGTGTGCCAAGTCGTTGGCTTGTTCCAGCCATTAGTAGCCTCCAATGTAGATGTTAATACCGGCAGGGCGGTAGCGATAGATAATGTTGCCGTAGTTGTTAGTCAACAAAGGAACTCCAGAAGCGTTCATTGCGCCATATGTCGGAAACGATGCGTAGATTGACGCATAAGTTGTTGTGCCGTTAGAGTTTAAACCTTGATACGTTGTTGAAGTTAAATATTTTTTAGGAATCAAAATTGTCATTGAGTTAACATCAGTAACGTAAGTTGTGGTGTATTTTGTATTTTCCAACACAATAATTTTTGAAGCGTCAAGCGGCGTAATAAAAGTTCCGCTATTAACAACTGCCGCAATTGCTTGTTGCAAAATACCTGTTGTTCCACGTTGAAAAGACGAACGACTTTTGATTTTTGCAATTTGCTCTGCATACGTCAAAGTTGTATTGAGTGGAATACTTACACCAACAAATTGAGCCAACCAAGGCAGTGCGTAAATTGGACAACGATTAATGTCTACAACTTGTGACCAGTTGGGAGCATTGTCGTAATTAACAGTGTCGGTAGTGCCATCGGCTCCGCTACCATGACCAGCACCCATGTTTTGTCGAATTAACACGTTGATTTGCTGGTCAACAATAGAAGCCATGCTGTTGATGAAATGATACAGCGGACCGTTGCCATCTGAAGTTACAGAATTTGCAGCGTCTTGGTCTTGAATAAATTGAGGAACAGTTGCGTAAATAGAATCCGCAGTGTACGTTCTAAAATCTGTAACTACCGACATTAAATTGAACCAACCAATGCGTCCGTTGGGTTGGCGGTCACGACTCCTGACACATAGTTGCCAATTGGCAATGGGGCAGGGCCTGACATTGCAATTGAAGTTTGAGGCGTAAGTGTCGCAGTCATTCCAGCGGTGCTAGAAGAAGCAGTTCCAGAAACCACTGTGTAAGTAAACGTTGTTGCGCTTGTTACTGCAATGACAACATTTGTCAGGTTTAAAGCGCTTACCGAAGAACCGGCGATGGTTGCATAAGAGCCATTGAAGAAACCATGTGCAGATGCAGTAGCAACGGTGGCAGTTGTGCCGGAGACCGTAATGCTAGAAATGTTAGACGAGTTTGTCAAACCGCTTGTCAGATTAACTGCAAGCACCGATTGAATTCCGGGGATTGCTCCAATGATTGAAGCAACGTCTGCTGCCTGAACAACGTATTGAGTTCCGGTCCAAGTTGGCGGCGTTTGCGAACCACCACCCCAAGTGCCGGGGTTGAGAAATGCGTTAATTGCAGCGTTGCCGGTTGTTTGCAGCGTTGCCGGGTCATAACCGGGGCTGGCAAGAGCGTTCCACACAACGTTAATTGGAACGTAATTGGGAATTATGTAGTTGACTGTAAAGTTTGCTTCACGAGATTGCGTCAGGTAAACAAGCAATTGGTCTTGAATTGTGCTGGAAACTGGCAAGCCGGTTGAGGCAACAGGGACAACTGTAACGTTTCGGGGAGCGCCGAACACTGAAGTGGAAACAAAGTTGCCACCGGGGTTCCAAGCGTAGCCAGTTTGATAATACGATGGTGCCACCAAAGTTACGCCATCATAAGTGCCAGCAAGAACTGACATTTGAGAAACAATAATGCTTCCGCTTCCGCCGCTGAATGTTACGCCACTATTGAAAGTAATTTGAACACGACAATCTTTGCCAGAGATGTTGGCAGGAATGCTAAACGGAATGTAAATAAATCCTGATTGCGAAGTTGAAACCGAAGCAGGAGTTCCAATGGCTGTACCGCTGTCATCAATAACGCTCAAGGTTACCGAAGTGCCAGCACTTGTAACAAACGAAGTGTCAACTTTTGCAATGAAAGTAAACAATTTAGAAACAGTGGTAGTTTGGTTAGAACTTAAAAGCGTAGTGTTGGGAACATAAAAAATAGGAGATTTTGCAACAACAGGAGACCCGTTACCGCCAGTGAATTGAATTCCTAAGTTTGGCAATGCCGCTATGTTTGAGCCAAGTACCCAAGAACCAGTTGAAGCGTTGCTATATCCATACGCCGACAAGTTGGCATCGGGGATAAAGTTGTAGTCACTGGTTAAAGATGACGCGCTTTCCGGCCCGCTATTGGAAAAATCAAAATCAGTTTCAGTAAAGGAAGTGTAGTAGATGCCGTGTGTTTTGCTAATACCAACATTAGCCCAAGTGACATAAAAACTAACAGAAGAAATAGGAACATCAAGCGATGTAAAATTTGTGTTTGTTGGAGCAACGCTGTTGAAGTATCCATTGACATTTGACCCAGCAACGTTAGTTGTAAGAACCTTGTAATCGCTTGTCGAATCCACACCAAAACAAGTGGCAATAGAGTTGGAGCCAACAAACCCTGCTCCGGGGATTGACGAGAACACACGCTTTGATTGGTCTGCGTATGTTGCAAGAGCAACCAAAATTGGAGTTGCGGTAAGCGTAGTTTCGCTGATTGCCTTGACCACCGCGCCAAGTTGCAACCAATAACTGTTTGCGTACAAACCAGAAATTGCTGTTGTGTTGCCGACACCTTGCAAAACCGTAACAACGTTAGTTGAAGCGTAAGCGTACGCCAACGGTGCTGCAAGTGTAAGAGTTTGCAAAGTGCTACTAACCGCAGAAGCAGAAGTCACAACAACTACTTCGGTGTTTGTTGCGCCTTGAAGCAAAAGCAAGGTTTGCTTACCTGCTGTTGTGTCAATTCCAGTTCCGCTGGGAACGTTAATAACAATTGAAGTGCTGCCAGCCGTTGCCCCACTGTTAATCGTGAGGTTGGTTGGGGTCGCTGTTGAACCAGTGGTAACTTGCATGTAAGCAGATGGACTGGTTCCAGAAATTGCAATTGTTGGCGTTTGTGCCGAAATGCCTCCGTTGCCAACACCTGACCAACCAGTTGTTGCAGAAGCAGTGGTCCAGTTAGCGTTGCTTGCACTAAAGATGTTTTGGAACGGGTTGTAGGCATCCAGCGAAAGCGCTCGGTAAACGCCATCAACGTTTTGCGAATAAATTGAGTAGTCGTATGGCGTGATAGGACGTGGAGCAAGAAGTTGAAGTTCTGCGGTCAAACGGTTAAGGAACGCTGACGAACTTTCGGGGTCAACACCGGCAGCAAGACTGGTGTTTGTTGCCGGGGTTGCAGTTACAACAATGCTTGCAGTTGAAGAATCTGGGTTGACCAAATTTAAATAAATTTGACCGGAAGGGACAACTGTGTAAAAGTTGTATGCAGCCCCAACATCGGATGCTTGCATCAAAACGTTTGTGACGGTTTGAACTCCAATTGCAAACGTCAAATCATTGACAAGTTGAAATTCGTATCCAGCACCGTTGTAGTAAAAAATAACATTTGTGCCAGCAGGGTAGGTAATTCCGCCAGTTCCAGCGGGAGTTAACAAACTCCAAGTCACATTGATTTGCGTTGCAACGCCTGCATTTGGCGTAATTCCAATAAGTGACCCGTAGTAGGTAAAGATAGAATCCGGCACAGTAGAAGCAACTGTGGCTGCGTCTGCTGCCATTAGAGCAAACTGCTCCAAGAGGAGAACTTCAAGATTGCCTTCTCGCGGAATCCAACCGGGGATGCTGTCAACAATGTTTGACAGGGCTGTTTGAATCAACGCATTGCTATCGGTGGTAACCGGGACGCCAATGTATGAAGTGGACACTATTAAACTCCTGCGCTGTTAAGCAATTGAACGTTGACAGATTCTGTTCGGTCAGAATTGACAATCACAGAAAGATTTACTTTTGCCCTAGGTTCCCAATTTTGAATGGCAGCACTAATTAAGTTTACATCAATTTTGTGAAAAGGCAAGTCTTCGATTCCGTAACGCGGAACCATTGTTCTTTGTCCAAGCCCTGTGCCAAGAAGCATTGAAACGGAATCCATAATTTCGTTAATTGAATCTTGAGTATTGACTAAGGCTTGACCATAAACATCAAACCCAAAATTATTGCTCAAGTGAGATGGCAAAGTTTGATTTTGAAAAGAGTTGGAAAAAACAAAGTCTGTTGTCGGGTCGCTTTCGGACCCGGTGTTGTCAACATGAACAATTTGAATGACTACACACAAGGGGAAAGGAGTAGATTGACCGGTAGGAATGTATGAAGGTATGACCGGCTTGGGAGTTGTTGTTGCCCAAGTCACCATTTGCGACCATTGAAGAAAATAGGTCGTTGATGGGTTAGTCAAAACGTGTTTGGTTTGCTCTGGAACTTTTACCGGAACAGGGTACAGGGTTGTTAAGAGTGTCCACGTTGGCACAGTTTGCGAGTTGTCCAAGTAATAAACAAGGTAACTAGAGGCGTTGGTCACGTCCTCTGCTGCGGTCCACGAAAAAGTGATGCCAACGTTGTCAACCCATTTAGCACCAAGGCCAGTAATCGGTTCAGTCATTCCATCTCCTAAGCAGTCGGAGGACCCCAGCCAGCGTAGAAACCATCTTCCCACAGCAGCAAAAGTCGCTTAAAATAATCTTCGTATTGCTTTCCTACAACATCCATAGACCACTGGCTAATGGCGTTTGCACGAATGGCTTCATGGTCAGCGACCCATTCGCCGTTCCAAATCTTTTGCGTAACCTGAGCAAAGTCATCAAAAGTGTCGCACCGAAAACCGTTGAACCCATTGGTCACTGTTTCGGTAAAGATGCCAAAGTTGGTTGTGATAACGGGAGTGCCGCATAACTGCGCTTCGGCATGCACCCCTTCAAATGGCCCAAGATAATAGGTGGGCACAAACAGGGCTTTGGCTCCAGCCATTAATTCACTACGCAATTCAGGTCCCGCAAGACCAAGGTATTCGCCATACGCGGGTGGCTCACCAAGACCAATAACCTTTAGCGGAACGTTCAATCGCTGACAAACATCTGCAGCCAACTGAAAACCTTTGCGTTCGATAAGCCGACCTGCAAACAGAAAGTAGTCGCGCTTGCCGGTTCCAAGTGGGTACTCTGTCGGGTCGTAGTAGTTGGGGATTACAGCGTCGAACACTCGCGCTGAGTTTTCTTTATACAAACCATGCACATAATTGCGCCAGCCGTGTGATTCAAACACGCGGTACTGCGATACAGTGCCTTCGTAGCCAATGCCAAACTCAACAACTTGATACTCAGGGAATGAAAAATTCTCAAACACTGGATTGTTGGGATAAGAAGTAATCAAGCAAATAAAGTCTTTTTGCTTAATTCTGTCTTGAATTTCTCTAACAATGTTAGCGTTAAACTCTTCATACAACCCCCACTTGGGGTCAAGTTGAGCAACAAGGTAATCAGACGGTCCGCAACAACCATACGCTGCTTGAGATTCTTTTGTAATGCAAGGAATGTGTTCAGTACACTTTGCAGTGTTTTCCTCGCCGCTGTAAAGAAAAACTTCGTGACCAAGTTCGTACATCATGGTCGCAAACCGACGCACTTTTTGTGTATAGGCACACGCTGAATATTCTTCAGTGGTTTGCGTGTGAGGCAAACTGACAACGTGAAATCTCATTCGTTCCTCCATTATTGGTTACAAACCACTTACAACCCACATGTTAGTCCAGTATTTCTGTGGGTTGAACCATCCGGAGTTTACTGTGTTTGTCCCCGGAGAAGAGTTGGTGTGGTTGGTGTAACTAATGGCAAAATCATCTACGTCTTTACCGGGCCAAATTTTTTCAGTGTGAAAAAATCCAGCGTACATCCACATGTTGTATGTCCAAGGACTTCCGGTTGAGGTGTAATCAGTATTGGAGTAGCGTATGTTGTTAAAAGCAAACATAGGTTCGTTGGGATAAATTGGCGTCCAAGGCCCTGTCAGACTAGGTGCAGTTTGTACGCGCACACCACGCTCTGTTTGCCCGTAAATGTTTTGAGAGATTCCAATACCAATATATGTGCCATCAGAACGTTGAGCGAGGCTAGTGATAACTGCCCCAAAAGCGTTTTGCTGAACCAATCCAAGCAACTCTTGACGATTTTGAATAACGTCTTGTTTAATCCAGCCAGAGGTTTCGGGAACTGGAGTTGTGCCTCCAGTGTCCACAACGTAAGATTTGGCGCGTGTTCCAGTCCATGTAGGAGAAGTTGACCCCAACCAACGTTCAGCATTGCCAAACGGATTGTTGGTCAACAAATCTTGATAAGGGAATCTGATTGCAGTACCAATACTGTAAACATATCCATCACCGCAATAAGTGACTCCGCCAGAAGTCCATTTGGTGTTTGGATTGCTGTAGAAAAACGTTTGATTGCCGCGCTCTAAGCCATCTGCCCAAGGGTGGTCAATTTCAGTAAACGTCCAAGAATCTGAATTTGGATTTAAAACGTTTGTATAGAAACCAAGCGATGCACTTGTTGCGGTTGCGGTCGCTGGCAGGTTCATGCTAAACGTTCCGGCAGCAGCATTTACTGTGTCAACAAACGCTCCGTAAGGTATCCCCGGTCCGCTAATACGAGCATAAGGAAAAATAATTCCGGGAAATGCTGACGTTGGAGCAGTTACGATGCGGTTGCCATTGGTTGTAGCACAATTGACATACTGCGGCGTGTTGGAACTTTTAATGATGTTTCCGACTTTAGTAAACAAACCTCTTTGTGCGTTTGCGGAATACATGAACCCAGCGCCACCGCCAATAAACAAATTGTCTCCAGCGGGCAAAAAAGGACCGTAAGCAAAATTGGCAGTTGCTGGCCATACTGCCTTGCACATCAAATTAGGTGCTGCGGTATTTTGACGGTCCCCAATGAAATCAAAAGTTGCAAGAGTATCGTCGTAACTGCCTGTCTGCAAAATGCCGGTTGTGTGCGTCAAGTATGGAGCGCCACTACCGTAGCGCAGTTGTCCGGGATAAGAAGTCCAAACGGTGTCAGCCCAAACAGTCAAAGAAGTATTTGGGAACCCCATAGGGCCAAGATTGACTGAGCCACCTTGGTCGGCTCCGTTGAATCCAGCACCAAGAGAATGACTGTAAAAGTTAAATAATGCAACGCCGACTGGGGCGCTTCCTCCGCCAGTTCCAATGCATTGATGGTCAATGGTGAAAGTGGGGTTGCCGCTTGTCGGGGCTAAATTGACAGCAGTGACTTTTGAACCCTGAGGAATTGTATAACTATTTCCGTCAAGACTTACGCCGCCCGAAACAGGCAGACCAACCTGCATGCCTCTTTGGTTGGCGGTTATGTCACTAGGAATCGAAAATGTTGTGTACGGGCTTGGAGATGTGCCAGTGTCGGTAATAGTAATAGCAAGAAAGAAGAACGGCGGTTGGCCTTCAGAATTGTACCAAATTGGATTTTGCGACGAAGGGTACGGAGGTCCTTGAATGGTTTCGCCGTTTCTGCCAACAACGCCGTAAAGGTCGTACATGGGAGCAGAAATAATGATTTTGACATTAGAACTTGCTGGCCATTTTTGATTGACTTTAAAAGTTTTGTTGTCAATAATCTGAGTAATGTACGCGTTGTTTGCAGCGTAGTTATACGCATCATTTTTTGTGCTACCAACAACTTGATAAGCATTGTTGTTGCTGTCAATTAAATATCCTGCAACTTGAGTAATGGACATTTGCCACGTTGTCAAGTTTTGAACCCACGTTGACAATGTTCCAGTTGTCAAAGTAATTGTTGTGTCTGATGTGTTAGGAGTTACCGTTCCATACATCAACATTATTTAAACGTCCTCAAGGGCTGTAAGGTTCCAATATCCAGACCACAAATCTGTTACTGCTGAAATTGGACCTTGATAATAATCGCTTGACCAAGTTCCACCACGCGGCTCTAACACAATTCCGTTAAGATTAAACCTAGCCAACACTTTTCCGGGTTCGTAATTTGGTCGGTTGAGAGAAAGCAAACTTGATGATGTATTTGTTTGCGTATAATCAGTATAACATAAGCCAAGCATTATATAGCCGGGACTGTCATTAATCAACGTAATACTTTTACGATTAGGGTTTGCCGGAGCAATGGTTGTTTCCCAAGGATATACATTGACGTTAGATGGCATATTAGAATAACTGCCGCTACTTAAAACGGCGGGATAACGATAGTTTGCATTTGAACTATCGTAATACAGTGTACCTTGAGTTCCTAAAACGTAAAGGTTCTGCAATGCCCAAGTTGATAAACCATATTGGGTAGCAGACAACGTTGCATGTTGCATAACATTTTGATACAAGGCTCTGCTGCCATACTTGTTTTGAGGAACCGGAGAAATGCCAAAGTAAAGATTAGAACTTGAAATAGTTCCTAAAAATGCCGGAGCAACAATGTTTTCTCCGATGTATACCCCATTAACCCAAAAATCACAAATAAAACCAATTTGACCTAATGAATCTGCGCCGTACTTAACTTGACAAGTTAACATGTACGGACCGTTAAGACTTAAAGCATCAGAATTAGAGGTGTTTAAATATCCAAAGTAACTGTTAACCACTTGAATATTAGAAATCCAATTATTAACTTGAAACGAAAAGTCATTTGGTTTCCACATAACATAACCAAACGATTGAGAATTATCTGAAACAGAAATATCTACAGATGTTGTGCCAGATAATGTTGCAACATTTGTAAGCGTCAAATACAAAGTAGAACCGGAAAGGCTTGTAGCACTGACTGAAGTTGCAAAAGGAATACCGTTCCCAACAACTTGGATGTAGGAAGAATTGTCTCCAGAGTTGTATTGAGAAATGTAAGTGTTCATGTATCCTTGAATAGTGGATGCATTACTTGAGGTAAGAGCAAGCGTACTAACTCCACCGGACGTTGACAACGTTCCAGTTGCGCTTTGAAAAAAGTAAGGTTTGGGAATTTGAGTGCAAGATACCCATGCATTAAAAACAGGGTAGTTGCTGTTGAACACATTCATTGCCGTACTGTTAGAAACATAAGCACCACTTGTGCTGGTGTCCCCAGTAAAAGAAACAGCAGTGTCACTAAGTCCCGGCATCAACGTTGATTGTCCCAAAAAAGTTTGCGAACCAACGTTGCGATACGTGCCTTTGAGATAAGTGGGAGTAGTTCCAGTCGGGCCATAGCCAATCATGGTTGTGCCACTTGTTTCGTTCATTGGCCAATGCCCAACAAGCGCGTTAGTGGGGTCGTTAAGACCACCGTACACGCTGTTGTCTAAAACAGCCTGAAGATAACCAATTGACAGTAAACTCACAATTCCCAGCCTACCAGCAAACCGCTGTCTTGTCCAGCAGAACCACCGCCGATGCAAGTTGCAGTAAACCAACCTTGCGCTGCGGTTACAAACATTCCGCCATTTGGATTAATTCGTACACCTTGATTTACTAAAGCAATATCAAGCGCTGAAGGTCCTGAATCGGTCCCGTATTTAAGATAAATAATTTGACCTTCAGTGCTGACATTTTGAAGCCACAAATATTTTCTATTTGCATTTGATGCAACAACCAAAGTGGGCGTTAGATAACTAGAAAATCCACTTGGACTTACAGTAACTGAAATGGCGGTCATTTAAACCTCTACAAATGCAACATATGCTGAACCGGTATCAGAAATAATACCAGAAACCATTCCAGAATACATTTGTGTTGTAAATTGCTGTCCGGGGTACAAAGCAATTCCAGACCCATACACAGCGGTTGAACCAAACGCTAAATACACAACCAAACTTGTAGATGTATTGGTAACCCAAAACTGTTTCCTTGCACCATTGCTGGCAAGAATTTGCGTTGATGAAGACGTGACCGGGGTGGTGCCTGCTCCAATTGACGCGGTGCTTGCTGGGCTTGGAGGGCCTGCTGGGCCAGTCGGACCACCAGAAGGACCAGTCGGACCTTGTGCACCAGTTGGCCCCTGATAGCCCTGAGCGCCAATAATGGCTGGCACCCAAGCACTTGTTCCAGTATCCCAAACTTTGGCTTCCATTTAACTTCCTAAATAATCAAAAACAACCGAACAACCGTTAGTGTTGGTGGCGCCACCACCGGGCAAACTGTTACCCTTAAGAGTTGTGGAACTATTGCTGGCAGTGTAAGGAATGTTAAATACCATGCCGCTAGAAAGATAAGCAGTCACAGTAATGGTCCAAGCAGAAGTAATGCCAGAAGTGGTTGAATAGTTGGCCAAAGTGTAAATAAAGCCACCGGACGAATATTTAAGTTGCAATCCAACGTTTGTTGCTGCCGTGGTGGTAGTAGTGAACGTCATTGTAATTCTGTAATATCCACCAGTTCCAACAGTGAAGTTGGTTCCGTTGGTTGTGATATTGCTTCTATCGTAATCGTTTGTTGCGCCAGAAGGCTTGGAAGGATAGGCCCAGTTTGTCAACGTTCCACCGCTAGAAGAAAGAGCGTTGTTGGAAGTCATTACTAAAACTGTACTGCTAGTGATGCTAGGTGAGGCACCTGCAACACCTGTTGCGCCAGTAGAACCAGTTGTTCCGACCGGGCCGGTAACTCCTGTTGCACCGTTTGGCCCTACAGGACCTGTGGCTCCAGTGGTTCCAACCGGCCCAACTTGTCCAGCAATGCCAAAGTTCCAAGAAGTGTAAGTTCCCGAACCACCGTAGGTATCAACATAAACAGCGATGGAAGAGTTTTCTGTCAAAGACACAATAATGCCTTCAACATAATTGGCTGGCGTAGTTGCATAAGCAACACGAACACGATTGCCAAGCAAGAAGGCACCAGTATTTGAAACTGCAAATGTCAAATAGCCAGTACCAATAGTATTGCTGGTAGTCGAAGTTGTGCTGCCGTATCCCAAGCCGGTAAGGCTGCTGCCCGATGTGCTGGTATCAATCCAAACAGTGCTGTGATACGCAACGCCGGGGTCTGTTGCGCTGTAGATGAAGCCGGGAGGGCCAGTAACTCCTGTGGGTCCTGTGGGTCCTGTAGGTCCTGAAGAAACACTCCATCCGACAAATGAAAGTGCAACCAATTGCCCGTTGCGCGAGAACCCAAGGTTTACAGTTGTGCCATTGGGCGGAGCAACGTTTCCGGGATAAACAATTTCCGGCAAAATGTCTGAGCCAGACAAAAGTGGAATGGTAACGCGCATGTAGCCAACTGCAACTGCCGGGTTGGTGACGTGTGTGTCAACTACTTGACCAACATAAATGCCTTCGCTGTTAACAGAGGCGGTAAGAACGTGACCAAATGTGTTTTTAAAATACGTTTGAACCAAAACATTTGGGTCATCAGTTCTCATGGGACACCAACCGTTCTAAGCGGGAAACCACTAACCGGCAATGAGGTAGGTTCAAACACCGAAGCGAATGGCATGGGAACCTGAAGCGTAAGAGTTGCTTGTGGGTTAAACGCATCTCGCTGCATCTGAGCAACCATCCAGTGACCAGTAGCAGGGCCAACATTATTGACTTTAACAATCTCACCAATTGAATAATTAAAATCGCTCAACATGCAAGTAACTGTAGCATTTGCGTATGCTTTTCCAACGTCCCAGTCAAAGTCAATCAACTGAACGTTTTGCGTAAACTCATTAAGAGTTTGAATTTCCGCTTGCTTTGGATGTTTGTGATGAACCAAGGGAGTCTTGGCGTAGTTGATGTATGGCTGTTTAAACGGAGTTGCGTTACCGTTCCACCATTCGTCAGGTCCAAAATAAATGGTATTGTTGTCTTCCCATAAACGCCAACCAACCGAAGAAGCAATGCGACTCATACAAGTCCACGAATCTTCGTTGAGGTCAACAGAAGTTCCCCTGCCCAAAGCGACCGGGACAATCTTTGTGTTGGTCAGGCCAGCGGTCAATTTGCTCCAAATTGTTGCGTAATCGGGAGCAACAAAATGCACAAAGTTTGGGTCAGAAGGTTTAATCGCAATTAACTTGCCCCCAATTTGTTTGTAATTTAACGCATTAACAAGTTTGCCCATAAAACCAGTTACGTCAGTTCCGGTTGGATAACGCAAAACGCCACGCTGATTACGAAGTCGGTAAACGCATTCTGCTTCAAAAACCAACTGCAACTGGTCTGATGCTTTGTTAAACTGCACCAGCGTAAATTTCAAACCGTCAACGGTAATTGTTGCGCCTTGCTTGACAAGATTGTTGACCAAATAACGCGTTGGGTCCATTAACTGCAAAGTAACGGTAGAAGCACCCATGTTGGTTTTTTGCAAAATAACGTCAATGACTGAACTGCGATATTCAACTGGCAATTGTCGCACAATTTTTCCATTGGCATCCTCCAAGGTCATTGTGCTTAAAATGTCATAAGGACCAAAACCGGGAGAACTCACGAAGACACCGGAAGACTAAGTTTTGTGCCAACAGGAAGATTGGCAGTGTCGGTGATGTTATTAAGTGTTGCAATATTATTGACGTATGTTGCACTGCCATAAAACTGATTAGCAATACTAATCAATGTGTCACCCTGTTTGACTGTATAAATACTGTACTGTTGCAAATTAGACTGAGTGGTTTGGGTCCATTGACTTGTTGGCGAGTAATTGTAAAATTGTGTTTGATTAGCATATGGTGGTTGGTATTCGTACAAAGTAATTTTGCACGTTTGTTGAATTCTTAAACCACTAAGAGGGTCTCGGACAGCATCGTCAAATTCTAAAGAATATAACACCCACAATCTTTGCGTTCCGGGAATAGGTCCATCAATTTGCAAAACTGGAGGAGTAAGAGTCCCATCAACTTTATCCATCCAAGATTCTAAAGCAATACATGAATCTTCAATTGAAAAAGTATTGGCTGAATTCAAACTGTCAATTGTTGTACTAACATTAAAATATGTATTTGAATCGTAACTAAGTGTTCCATCAGAACCAATAGATGAATAAGTTGATTTTAACTGCTCAGAGACTATAGAAGTGCTGGCGTTAATGCCAGACATGTTGCTATTGTTTTGGTCAATGATGGCATCAAATTGCAACTGAAAAGGAGAACGGTCATACCATTGAGTTGCCGCAACCATCTTGGGGCGGTCAACAACCTGCCAGCCACCAGAACCAGATTGGTTGTATGTTGCGTAGTCAACCAAGTTTAGTTTAACAGGCTGATAAAAATTGTTACGCAACGCTGATGGCGCTTTAAGATTGCCGGTAAACAAAGACAATGGGGTAATGGTAATGTAACTATTGCTCATATCTACGCCCTTGGCAATCCGTTGGCATTAAGGTTAGAAGGCAGGCTTGTCAACGCACCCTTAAACGCAGCCTGCATTGCTGCTTGGTATTGCGCTGGAGTCATACCATATTGTTGAGCCATTGTAGCACTGTCCTGAAGGATTTGCTTAATGTCAGACAAATAACCAGCGCTTTTCTTTTCAAGGTCAGCCTTTTTGGCCAATTTTGTCGCAGCCTCTTGCATTTTAGCAGACGTTTGCTCAAGTTTGTGCGCTTCTTTAGCCGCAGTTTCCGAAGAAGTTTTGCCATATTTGGAAGGGTCTTGAGCAATCTTTTCCAAACCAACAGCGGCTTCGTGAGTGGAAAATGCACCACGCATCAAACGGTCAAAACGAGCAGTTGCTTGAGCAGTTGTCAATTCGCTTGTGTTGTACCCAATGCCTCCGCCACGGCCTCGCATCTTTGTAGTGTTGACGTAAAGACCACTTCCAAGAATGTCACCAAAACCTGCTTTGAGGTTAGCGCGTTTCTTTTCTGCTTCGGCAGCAAGCCCAGCAATTTTTGCTCGGTCGAAGTAATGAGGGTCAAACCCACGAACATAAGAAGCATTGCGGCCAAGGAAAGCAACGCCCGGATTGATAACCTGTTGCTTAAGGAAATCGTGAATGTTGCCGCCAGCCCTTTTGAATTTATCAAAAGCACTTTTAAGACCGGGGTTTTTATTGGCAAAATCACGTTCAGCGTAAAGAGCCTGATTTTGGTCTTTACCTAATTCATTAATTCTTGCTTTAACTGCGCGCGTTTGTGCAACGTGACTTAATTTGTCAAGTTGATTTTGGTCGTTTTGATAGCGTTGCTCAAGGCTGTGCGCCCTCATAATTTTTTCGTATTTGCTTTTTACATAACTAGAAGGGTCGTGAGCAATACCACGGTTAAAGTTAATGTCGTTTTGCAAACGATGCAAAGTGTCGGCATCTTTTTTGTTCCAACCAACTTTGGCCATGTGGTCTTGAAGTCTTTTAATCTTGGCCATGTCGGCAGCAACGTTTTTGCCGGTGTTCATTACATCAACAGCACCAGCGACCTTGCCGGTTCCTTTGGTGCTTCCTGCTTTTGGACCGCCGCCACCGAAAAAGAAGTTTCCAATGGAACTAAGGGCATGACCAGCCAGAGGAGCAAGTATCGGCATGAGAGCAGCCCCAACGGCCATGCCGATAGGACCACCAATAATTCCGAGAGCAGAGCCAGCAAGTTCCCCAACGCCACCTTCGGCAAGACCACCAAGCATGCCGCTGATGCCACCGCCACCTAAAACGCTTGAAGCAGCGCCACCAATGGTGCTGAGAAGTCCACCACCAACATCTGCAGCGGCTCCTTCGGCTGCGCCAGCAAGACCTCCAACAGCGTCAGAGGCAATAGTGCCAACAGCCTTTTCACCGACCTTGGCAACGTCACCTTCGGCAGCGCTGACAACATCGCCTTCGACTTCGGAAGCGCCTTTGCCAAACAGTTTCTTCAAGAAACCCTTTTTGCCGGTTCCACCGCCTCCGCCGCCACCGCCGCCCATGCCTCCACCAGTCATGGACGCGCGCTCTTCTGCCTTAATTTCTTTTCCGGTCAGGCCAGCAAGCGTCAAAAGTGCTTTAGTGTTTTTCTCAATGGCTTCAATTTGACGCATTTCGGCATGCATAATGAATTTGTCACCGCGTCCCAAAAACGCCTTGCCAAATTTTGTGTTGCCAAATTTTCCACCCAAAGCGTTGGGAACAAACTCACCATTTTTGTATTTACCAAATGCACGATTGCGAATCATGTAACCTTTACCGATAATAGGGTAAAGGTCCTTGGCAAAGCCTGCCATTTTAGAAACAGCGGCAACGCCCATAACCGCAGCAAGACCAGCAACAAGGGCTTTAAGAATTGCTCCATGTTGAGTCAAGTAATTAACAACGTTACCTAAAGCAGCAACAAACTTTTCAAAGTATGGAGTTAACTTTTGACCAATTTGAATGAGGTCAACATTCATGGCTGCTAACGCTTTGCGATAACGTTGTTCCGGCGTATTAAGAGCAAGATTAACGTCTTTGTTGTAAACATTGGCATTAGCATTTTGCTGAATGTGGTCAAGGTTACCTTGAAGAACTGTTGGGTTTTGAAGAATGGTTTCAATGGCGGCAAAACCACGCGCTCCACCGAAAGCCTTGGTAACAATCAAATCGTTAGCCATGCGCTTTTCTTCAGGCGTCAAATTGCCAGAAGACCAGTCAGAAATAAACTTCTGAGTGATACTGCCGCCGCCCCACTGCTCAAGTTGTTTTAAAGCACCAGCGCGACCAGTTGCACCTTTGAATTTTTGGAACGTTGCCAGTGGGTCAAACTTCTGCATTTGATTGTTAAGGTAACTAACAGCAGAGTTAAGACCACCGGGGCCAGACATAAGGCTTTGAATTTTGCCAAACGGAATTCCAATCATGGAGAAGGCTTTAGAAGCCTGAGTTCCGTTTCCACCCAACTGCGTCAAGAATGTTTTTGCGTATGTACCAGCAGTTGAACCAGTGAAACCAACAGCGGTGTATGCAGTAATCAGCGAAAGAAGGTCTTGACCTGAAACGCCCAATGCACGAGCAACGCTGGGGGCACCACGACCAAGCGCGGTAATCATTTCATTCTGACGAATATCACCAGTACCAACAGCAGCGTTAATGTTTTCTGCAATTTTTGTAGGGTCTTGACCAATGCCTCTCATGTTTGAGTTAGCAATGGCGGTGATGATACGGGCGCTCTGTTCTGACGCAGCGCCGCTGGGAACGCCACCAAGAATGTTTAGTTTAGCGGTAGCGTCAGTAAGCGCACCAAGTTGCTTCGTGGTTGAACCCAAACCTTTGTTCCAACTGGCAGTACCCGAAGCAAGTCGGTAAATAATGTTGGAAACATCGGTAAGGTTTGCACCCGTTGTCTTAGAAACATTTTCAGCAATCTTCGACAAGGCGGGCAATTCGGAAAGTGGGCGTCCGGCCTGAGTGACAACCTGAGTCATCTGAGCGTTAAACGCCATGAACTTCTTAATGCCTTCGTAGGCAATTCCGCCCGCGCCAAGCGCACCCCATGTAGCAGCCTTCAAAATTGCTGGCGAACCAACCGATTCAAGGTTGCTAAGAGTTTGGTATGTGCCGCTTAATTGGCTGTTGGCAAACTTGTACTTAAAGGCATTAATGGCAGCGCTTTGACCAACTGCTTCTTGAGCAATCTTTAAACGAGCAGCGGCTGCCGCTGCTTCGTCTGCTGCCGCTGCACTTGCTCTCTCTGCTTCGGTAAGAGTATCAATTTCGCCAGCCGCTTCAGTTGCCGCAGCACCCATTGTGCCGAAGGCCCGAGCGCATGCAACAATTTCTGCTTCAAATGGACTGGCCGCGTCAATCCCAAGACTGAGAATGTTGTTAAGGCGTTCTGTATTTTGAGCAGCAGCAATAATTTCATCGGAGAAACCGGCAGCAGAGGCTCCTGCAACGTCGAACGCCCCGGAAAGGGCCTCTGTGGCTGTTGTGGTCGCTTCTGTAGCGACTGTAGCAGCGTCAAGGGAATCGGCGTGTTTCTTGATTAACTTGGTAAGTTTTCCAAGTTCAAGACCTTCAGTGCCAAGTTGTTTGTTGAGGTCGCGCGCCCAGTCAATGAAATCTTTCTGAGTGGCGTTAGCCTCTCCAACTACCGCCTTGTATTCTTCCCATAACTTCTGAACGTCCTCAAGGGTGGCAATACCTTCATTAGCGTTGATGATGATATCAACGACAACTTCTTCGTTTATGCCAGCCATTTGGTCACCAAAGCAAAAAACGCTACCCCGAAAGGTAGCGGTTTCTGCCGCCTATAGTAGTTAAGACGGAAAGTATTAGAAGATTTTCGCAATCGTTTTGCCAACTTCTATACCAATTAATTCCGCTAGGATTTTAATTTCTTCAATCTTGCGTTCGTTGGTTAGTGCGATGGCCTTTTGAAGTATGGCCAAACTTGTTACGAAATCTTCATTGCCCTTATCAAGAAGACCCATGCCATCTAGTCCAAGAGTCGCGGCGTGAGCCGCCGAAATGATGTATGGGTCTTCTTTAAGGGCTTCTAAAAAGTTGCGTCGGCCTCATCGTTAGCGATGTTGCTCCATCGGAACAACTTGTTTGCCGTGTCAATCAGGTCCCCCTCAGTCATGTAGAGAGCAATGCAGCATTCCGCATTGTTGCCCACATCAACTCCAAGAGCAGCAGCGAGTTCGTGGTCAAACTTTGTCCACGACCCGTAGGAATCATTCTCGCGAAGAGAAAGTTGCGTGTTTGGCTCGTCAGGGTGCACAGCATAAACCCCAACGCAGCAGTCAACCAGAACGTCAGCGTTTGTCAGCAGGGACCAGTTCTCGGCCTTCTGCTTGCGTCTGCGCTCAATGATTGCGTTAATACGTGTTGCCGATGCTGGCTTGAACCGAACAAAAATTTCGGGTTCGTTCCAGCGCGGCACTTGCAAATCAATGTAAAGGTCGTTGACGATTGCCTCACGACGCTTCTTCAGCGAGAGCATCGGGGATGACGGTGGAATAAACGCCGCCATCCCCGGTGCTGCTGCGGAATCAATTCCCTCTTGTCCAATAATGAAATCAGCCACAAGTTCCTCCTGTGATTGTTGGTTTGGTTAAAACTAGTTGGTAACGGTTTCGACCGAAATGTCCACTTCAAACATCCTAGCAGCATTGCTGGTGGAGTCAGTGCCACCATCTTTCACTGCGATGATGCGGCCCTGATAGGTACGAGGAGTTCCCCAAGGGGCACCCGAATCGTCAAGGGGCTGAAGCGTAACGGTGGCGAGTTGGCGTCCGACCGCATTGTGAAGGTCAGAAATGCGAGCGTGGTCCTTCTGCGTTTCGTACACCTTGGTAAGCGTAATGTCCGAGTAAGAAGGGAGCGAGAGGTAAGTAATCTCTGGCCCCATCCCTCCGGGACGGTGCTTGTTCGCTGTAGCGGTAACATCGCCGCCACTGAACTTGTCGAAGATACCGTAGTCAGTGCCACCAACGTTGAGCGTGGCAAGCCACTGTTGCTCTGAACCGTAGAAGTGGTTATTAACCTGAGTAGCCATGTGAATTCTCCTTAAAGGTTAGAGTAAATTAGGCGTTGTAGTTGGGAAGCGCGGCGTTGGTCGTGTACTTGGTCACGTTAATGGTGACGAACTCACCAAACGGAGCCATACGCATGTTGACCTGAGCGTTAATCTGACCAGCAGCAATTGTTGCCGGGTTGTTGACCTGAGGGCCAGTGTTAACGGTGAAGGAATCGCCGGGGTTTGTTCCGTAGATGCTCTTACGGAGCCAGTACGCTTGGCACTGACCAGCAAGTTGTCCACCGAGGTTAGCAAACACCTGACCGCGACCGTCAATCTCATCGAACATGAAGTTTTCCGAGATAAGGGTGAAGTCGCGAATGGCCTGCATGCGGAAACGCACGTTGTTCAGGAACACCCAGTTCTGGTCAAATGCACACGAACGGAAACCGTACAGCGCAATCTGGTTCAGGGTGGGGACAAGGCGAATGGTGTTCACGCCACCGTTGTTCAGCGTAGCGCGCTGTGCACCGGAGTAGTAGAATGAAAGGCCAATGGCGTAGGAAGAACTTCCCGGACCAGTACCAGCAGCAGGCACGTTGCAGTCGTTAAAGGTGTCCATGTAGGCCACGCGAGCAGCAGCAAGGGCCGACGAGGGGACCGAACGGTTGAACACAATACCAGTCGTGTTGGAAGCATTTGTGGTCACAATGCCGGGGACGATGAGGTTCGGGGCAAACATTGCAGCGTACGAAGGGTCAACGGCTGAACCATTGAGAGTCGCAGTCTGCAAGGTAGCCACAGCGGAGACCAGCGTAGCCGAGTTGTCAACGCCAGCCGGGTCTGCACCGTCAAGGAAGGCAACGCGGTTGTAAGTCTGAGCATGTTGCGTAAGGGTGGCGTAGCAAGTAGCAGTGGTGCATCCGGGGTACGAAACCTGACCTTGACCGTACGAGTCGGTGAAGGGCGTAAGGGCAGCAGTAATGTCAGCATCGGCAACTGCAACATCAGTTCCACCGGAGAAGATAACAACCATCTTGAGGTTGGTGGACGAAGGAAGAATGTTGGTTGTGGTGCTAGCGACTGCAGAGACCTTAATCAGTTGCTGATAGGCAGGAAGCGAACCGAGCCATCCGGTGAGGTCTGTCTGAAGCGACAGGCTGGGCGAAGTGGCAATGACGTTACCGTTCAGCGTAATCTGAGCAGTGTAAACAAGGCTTGAACCGCTACCGGAAACCCAAGAAAGCGTAAGAGCCACACCAGCGTTACCCGAAGGAGCAGCAGCCGAAGCAGCGTTAGCAGCCCAAGTACCGGCGCTCAGAGGGGCAAAGGTGAGGCTGGGAGTCGTAACAGCAGTCTGGTAGGAAGTCGTGTAGGGGTACACCGCAGGAACTGCGGCAGTAGAAGTTGAAGCGTTGACGCGAGAAACATAAGCAGCAACTCCACCTTCGCGGAAATACACATCAAGCGCATCGTAGAGAGTTGTGCTGGAAACGGTGGCACCACCGTAGCGACCGGTCAGGGAACCGTTCACGATGGAACCAAAGTAAGTGTTAAAGTCATTCAGCGAGTTGACCGGAACCGCAACGCCCGAAGGGCCATGCGCTGTGCCGATAACAAACCAAGTGCCTGTAGGAGCGTTGTTGCGTGGGTTTCCGCTGGAAGCAGAAACGTTAACACTAACGCCGGGGGCTGGGTTAGCCATTTGAGTTCTCCTCAGTATTATCCGCAACAGTTTCCTGAGCGCGGGGGGTCTTGTTAGAAACGGTCTTCTTAGGTGTCTCTGCTGGTGCTTCTTCGGCAACTGGAGCCGAATCTTCAACAGCCGACAGAAGGCCAGATGAAATGTAAGAATTAATTAAATCGGAGGCAGCAACATCGTACTCTTCACCGGAGAAAAGAGGAGTTCCATTGTCATCGTAAAGAGTGTTTTCTGCCAAAACAACAACGTTCATTAAATACCTCTTTGTTCGCCAACAGTAATTCTAGTACTGGTAACTGTTGGGGCAGGGGATGGGGGGAAAGTAGTGGGATAGTCAACTGCGCCTGTGGCTGCAAATTGCGGCAGAGGAACTCCGCCGTTCATCTTCATTGCATTACCAACAGTGACAGCAAAACGAACATGACCGACACCAGTAGTACGAGTGCCAGAGTGTTCGCCTTCCATGTATTCTTCGCCATCCCAAAGGGTTGTTTCAGCGAAGCCACCAAGGTCGCGATGTTGGATAATACAAGCGCGCACACAAGCAGTATACGCTTGCGTCAAGGCTTCGGTCTCTTGCCAGTCTTTTGTGCCATACACAAAAATCATGGCTTCAACGCGCCAGTTAACGCGAGTAGATTCTTGAAGGGTTTCCGGCAAGCCAATTGTGCCGGGAACAGTAATGAGAACAGCAGCAGATGCGTCGCGAGGAAGTGTGCGATAGTCGGGACGATGCCTGTACTCAAATGGTTCTTTGAGAACATTGCTGCCAAGGTTGCGATTGAACTCAGCAACATAAGAAGGAAGCCATTCTTGAAGCGTATTGTAAACCGCTTCCTGAACAGAGTGGCCTCCATAAAGGGGACCGTACACATCGTCAAGATACGACAGGTTCCAGTCTGTCCACCATGCTCGTTGTGCCATTATTCCCTCAACATTGCTGGGTCGGCTGCCTTGTATCGCTCCGCAGCCTTAAGATAAATTAGATACTTAGAGTTGGGAGGCACACCGGCTTTTTTGGCATCTTGCACAGCAGTACGAGCAAACGTCAATTCATCTTGATGGCCAGCAGCACTAAGCGATTTGCCGGTAAACGCAGGGTTACTGCGAAGTTTTGGCATTTCGTGCCGTTGGAAATACTCACCAAAACTCATCTTCTTGGCAACGGACCTGTTACTACGAGGAACGCCATCAAAATGATTTTCTTGGTCTATCGGCATGCGCTTTTGTTCGGCGCGTTTTGCGCCGGTTGATTTTTTGCGCCTTTTTTTTAAATCAGACACCATTTCGCGATGAACTGATTCAAAAGACCTGTTGCTCTTAAATTGATACTCAGTTTGATTAACAAGCCACTGAGCAATAATTTTGGCAGCAAGTTTACGAAACGCTGGCGTAATAGTAACAAATTCTCGTTTTTTTGCGCCAATGCCTTCTTGATGGTAAATACCGTAATTACCACTACGACTTTTTAAGTCGGAAGACCATTTTTTTTCGGGATACATCTTTTTGCTTCCCTGATTAACAGGGTTAATTAACAACTGAAGTGCCTTGTTGCCAAATGGTATGTATTCGGGGTTAATAGCCGCTTCAGCCAAATAGCCAAATTGATTAAGAACGTCTCCGCTTGCTCCTCTTTGCAACTGATTTGCTTTTGTTGAAGCAGCCAAAGGTGCCCATTTGCTCATAATCCCAAATTCAGGAGCAGAACCACCAGTAGCAAATCGTTGTTGTTCCATGACCGAGAATGCTTTTGCAACTAAGTCACGACCAATTTGAGGGTCTTCAAGTTTTTTTTCGTAGATGTTTAACTTTGCAGTGATGGCATCAATGCCATCAACGTATACGCCACTGGAAGAAATACGACTAAACGAGCCGCCTTTTCTAGCCATTTGCGCCATAAGTTATCCTCTAATCCAAGACATAATGAGGTTGTCAACTTGCTTGTCAATCTCATCAAGGTTCATTTCACGACGCGTCTGTGGTTCAAATTCAAGAATCACAAACTTTGCTGCTTGGAACAAGCAGGCACGTCGAAGCGAAGCAGGGATGCCTGCGGTGTAACCACCATCATAGACAACTTGGATACGACTGCCTTCAGGGGCAAACGTACCAAGGCGAAGCCACACATGGCCATCAGTCACGTCAGGACCACGAATACCGCCATACAAAACATCAATGGGCTGGTAATCGCCATACGTTCTGAAAATAGTCATGGACTGAATGTTGTATGTCCACAACTCAGGGTAAACCGGAGCAAATTGGTCCAGCCAAAAATGACGAACCAACGTTGAAGCGCCAAGGGCAACAGCCTGAGACAAACCCAATGAACCAAAAATGTCCATAGGCATATCGGCGTTGTTGCCATACTCAGACGGGTCAATTCCGTAGAGTCTGTCTTGGTAAATGTGACCCGTGAACGGGGCTAAACGGCGTCCTGTGCGGTCCTCAAGGTGTGCCGTTGCCTCAACCAGAACATCAGCGATGGTCGTGGGGTCAAGGTCAACAACAAGTTCGGGGAAACGCTTAGTAAAATCTGCGACCGTGGCCAACGCAATGGGGTCGTTATATTGAGACCCACTGTTAACCATGTTGCCTACTTTTTGCGACTTTTGATGGCAGAAGCAGCGTCCAAAGCATCGGTCAAATCAGCGACCGGCTCAGGCTCAGATTCTTTTGCTTTAGCCGGTGTTTTTTTGACAGCAGGCTCCTTCGCAGGAGGGGCATCAACAAAATAAAACGTGCCGGGAAAATTTGCTACAAGACGCTGGGCAAGGTCATTTTCAACCTCAATGGCCCCAGCCGGTCCAGCGGATTCCCAAACAAGACCGGCAGAACCGCCTGCCTCTGTTTTAGCAACAAAATAATTCACAGTAAAGCCTTTCTTGCGGGAGGGGAACTAGGGAGGGTAGCCGGTGGAGGAACGAGGGAACCGGCTACCCTCCGCTAGAAGGGCACTACAACGTTTTAGTCAACGATGTAGTTAGGGGTGTAACTGGTGGTTGTCGGGAGGACACCGTTACGAGCAGTGCGGTCCAGCGAACCGATGAAGTTAGCCAAACGACCGATGTACTTCGGCGCACGAACGGCCAGCGTGGTGTCCGCCACGAAGGCGAAGGGCAGGCTGTCAGGCGAGGAAGTGGTCGGGTACACGTTGACCGGCTGCATCTCACGGACGTACGGACGAACGATGTAGTTCGGGTCACGCGACATGAGGTACAGGCTCTGCTCACCGTTGCTGGTGAGAGGGTGCATGTTGGTGTTGGCGTAGTAGTACGAGGTCGGAGCCGAAGAGATGGCGTTGGTTCCGTTGCCTGCGACCAGAGCGTTTCCATTGTCCACGAACTGAGTCGTGGCGTAGGAAACACCGCCGCTACCGAAGTAGTTGGCATCCACCATACCAGCAAGGCTCCAGTTGGCGTTGGCCGCAGGAGGTGTGGAAGTGGCTGTGAAAGCCTTGTACACCTTGTAGTGCGTAGCCTGAGCGCCTTCAGGGCCGGTCGGAGGCGTGAACGACACCGTGATGGTGCTGGTCGAACCAGTGGTCTGCTGGTAGATGTTGGTGTTTCCAGCAACAGTCGGAGCAGTTGCTTGAGTCTCACCAAAGCGCGCCACAACAGCGGAAACCTTGTACCAGTAGTAACCAGCAGCAAGCACTCCACCAGTGGTGGCGGTAGCAGTTGTGATGGCGCTCATTGCGTTGGTACGCGGCGAGAGGAACGAGGACTTGACAATCGGAATGCCACGGTAGGTCTGCACAATGAGACCCGGAGCAATCTCAACCTTGTCAACAAAGCGCTGCTGGTTGATGAGCAACTGCGACAGGCGGCTGGTGGCCGAAGGGGACATGAGGAACATCCACTCGTCGTTTTCGACAGGCTCGGCCACGTTGGACTCAACCATGTCAATCACGGCATCGAGGGAACCAAGGGCGAGGTAGTTGCCGCCGTTGTCAATGCAGTTCTGGTCAACGCCATCGGTCCAAGGGTTGTAGTTGGGAGCAGCCCAACCGTTGCCCGATGTGCCCTGTGCGCCGCTGTAGTTGTCAATTGTACCGCCACCGATACCCTGCGAAGGGCCACCAGTGTTGGAGGACGAGAACTGCGAGCAGATAACGTCAAGGCCATCAAACTGTGGGTACGGACCAGCGCTGGTCGGAGCCTCTGCACCCCAAATAAGGGCATTTTCAACGTCCCAGTACAGGCCGCGAGCAGCACCCTCAATTTCACGGGCACGAAGGTCCGAGATGAGGTCGGCGGTCACAGCCTGAGCGTAACCAGTCACAGCGCCAACGCTCTGAAGCAGGCGAATCTGGTAGTTCTCCTGCGCGTAGTTCGATGACGAGACAGGGCGAGCGCCACCATCGGTCACGAAACCACCCTGAGGAAGTGTCGTACGCTTGTTGAAGTAGTAAACTGTGCTACCCCACTTGACGGACGGGAGGGCGCGCACGAGGGGCGCGTAACGACGCTGGTACTCAAGCAGCACAGGGTCAATGTGCTTAGCAACGAGGGCGGCTGCGCCACCAGCGGTCAAAAGGGCTTCTTGAAGGTCGGAAGACATTCTTATTTCTCCTTAATAGGTAGGATTAGGCTCAGTAGCCGCGGTCGGCTTGAGCGAACTTTGCTGCGAAGAACGGGGTGGAACCCCAAATCTCGGTTTGGATTTTGCGGAACTGGGATGAGTTCATCTCAGCAAGCAAATTGGGGTCAATCTCATCTGACTCAAGCAGTTCCGACGCATCGAAACCAGTTGACTCATTAACGAGGCCCTTACGAGTAATGCTGCCGGAACGATACGCCTCAACGGCGTCGGCCTTAGCGGCTTCAACAGCGGCCTTGGCGGCTTCGGTAGCAGCCTTGGTCACCATTTCGGCAACTTGTTCAGCAGTGAAAAGGTTCTCACTCACTTCATTCTCCTTAGAGATATTGGACTCCTCAGCGGCAGGAGCCTCATCGGCAACCTCAGCGTCAGCGTCGGCAGGAGCCTCAACTTTAGCGTCAGGGGCGACTTCGGCCTCTTCCTCTTCGGGAGCATTTTCGGTTGGCTTGCTTGCAGCGACAATGAAGCCTGCAAGCACTTGAAGGTCTGCATCGGTCATGCTACGAATGGCAGGTGTCTCCACCGACTCTTCGGCAGAAGCCTCAGCAGCAGTTTGGTTGTCACTCACTGTGACTTCCTCCTTGGTCTGGTTAGAGGCCGTGTCCTGCGACTCGGCCTGTGGTACGGGGTCCCCACAGGTGGGGCAATACATTGCATCTTTTGGAGCCATTTCGCCACAAGTTGTGCAGCCAATAGCATTTTTTGACACCGCTTCCGGCAGTTGAGCGCCGCACATGTGGCAGTGGGCTGCTCCCTCCATCGGAGAAGCGCCACACTCGCCGCAGCAAGCGTCCTCCATGTTGTTGTCATCCGTAGATTCCGGCAACATCGCTCCGCACTCATGGCAGTAGGCTGAACTTTCCGGGGCAAGGCCACCGCATTCGCTGCACTCTTTTGTCATGGCTGGTTGCGAACTCATCATTTCTTCATCCTCTGGTCCCATTCCTCCGGCATCACCAGTGTCATCAACGTGAGACCAATCCGGCTTGGAGAGGTAAATATCTCCGTCATCATCAGGGTCAATTGCATGCATGGCAGCAATAGCGCCAAACGCAACTCGGTTTGCAACCATCTTCAACTGGTGAGGGTCAATTGCATAACCGCTGATGTGGATACTGTCCATATCATTGTCAAGAGTAATTGATGCATAAGCCTCAAGAACATCTTGAATTTCTTGAGCAAGCGAATCATGCTCGCCAACAATGTTGATACCAAATTTCTTAGCGGCAGACTTGATTCGCGATTTGATTCGCTTCAATTGCGCCGCAGTGTAAAGGCCAGCGTTGTCTGCCTGATTGATGTAAGACCACGCAGCGCGAGCATGTTTGGCTGTGTCAATCGGGTAACGCTTTTTCTTGTCAGCCTGATAACCGGGGTCGGCGTATTGAACGTCACCGTAAGGCTTTGCTGCATCTTTCTCAAAGATTGCCTCAAGCGCAGACTGAACTGCGTTCTCAACGGCATCAGCAATAATTTGCTCGTCGTGTGCAGATTCAATAACTTGCACTTCTGAAACAGATTCAAAAATCAACGATGTGTCTGAATTTGCCGACTCGGCAAGACTTGCATTAATAATTTCGGCACCGTCAACGCCGGGGCTGTGAGTGAAATCAATGCCGTTAATGCCAAGGTCATCGGCGGTCACAGCCTCTTTGCCATCATCGGTAGTCACCGTGTCAACATTTCCGAGCCACTGGCCGCGAATGGAAACGCCCTTGATAAAACCACCGACTGCGAGGTTGGCGATATCGCGACCATGCGAAGTATTCGCAATGTCTGCTTCAAAACCAGCCGAACCATCGGGCAGTTGATAAACGTTAGTTACGCGACCGACAGTGGACAGTGCATCGTCATCAAAGGCGGCTCCGTGACTTGTTGCCATGTTGATAGGAAGGCCAGAGTTACCCTTAAGGGCCTCTTGCATCCTTTCAACAGCCTTGCCAATGTTTTCCTTGGTGTACAAGCGACGGTTCTTGGAAATGCCGGGACGAAGAAAAATACCACGGACGGTTGCAGCCTTTGTAGAATTCATGCTTTCAACAGTCTCCTGAGATTCTTTGGCTTCTAACTTCTTCATAATTCCATTGACCCAAGAGCGTCCAGCATCTCCACCCCAACCGAGCCACGCAATGTAGCCAGCAGAAGGATTGGATTGATTAGCCCAGTCTTTACCCTTTTTGTCAACTTCGTGACGGGCAAAGTATGAGTGCATGCGCTTAATGGTGTCGGCTGAAATATTCTTGCCACCCGACAAATCCCTAGCACGAGCAACGCCAACGGCGGTCATACCGCGATTGTGTTCCTTGCGCAACTCAAGTGAACGAGCAGCGTTTTTCCGAACTTGTTCTGGTGGTGAAAAAGAATCTGCCATAATGAGTAATTACCTTGGGGTATAACGCTTGCCGTGATGCTTCCAGTGTTTAACCTGCTTGAAGCGGTGCTGGCGTTTTGTCAATCTGTGTTTAAATTTGTGAGTTCTTGCAGAACCCCACGCTGTTCTTCCAAGGTAACGCCCCGGAGCAACACGCGCAACAAATCGTTTGTTTACACCAAGAATACGAGGTTTTTTAATTCTTCCCTTGGCGTTATACCGCACAACGCGAGAACCCAATGGTCGGGTTCTGTAGTTGTTAATGTCTCGCATCCTGTAAACGCGTTCTGCCGCAGCAGTCCCTCTGGACTTTGCAGTTGACTTACGCAAACCATGATAAGGCGTTGACTTTGTGTGTCGCATTTGACCACGAGCCAAACGCGCTCTAATCAAGTTTTCGCGCTCTGCCCGTATCTGAGCCGCTGTTTGCTGTCCCCTAGGGTGTGCTTTATGCATTGCATAAGCACCAGCGCGACCTAAATAGTTAGCCAATTTGCTTTTTAATGAGCGCAGCAGCCTTGGCAGCAGTCACACCGCCAAATGGAGTGTTTTGCAACGTGCCGTTAGGAAGTTGAATCGTGTCACCCATAGGTTGCTCTTCGGGAACAGTTTCTTCACTCATCTTCGCTCTCTTCGACTGATTCGCTGCTAGAAGATGACTGCGTTTTCTTTGCAGTCACTACTTGACCGGCCTTTGACTTTGTGGGGTCAGGGTTTTTGCTGGTCTTGTTAGAAACGTTGGGCGAAGGTGCCGTGTTCGGAGGCTGCATAGCGTTCTTGGTCTGTGCAGTTGCCTGAACTGCCGCAAGGTTGGCAGTTGACAAGTCCTTCAGGTCTGACCAAAGAACCATGTTCTGTCGGTCAATAAGCACCGCATCATCGCCACCATCGACAGGCGGCTCGCCAATGTCAGCACGAGCGCGGTTAAGGGTCCACGAACCATTGCGGATGCGCTGGTCGCGAATCATCTCAATAACTTCGTCATCTCGCCAGTCAACAACGCCAAACTTCAAATGCCAGTCCTTGACACCGTATGCTTGGTAAAGCAGCGCAAACGAAAACTTTTCAAGAACAATCTCTTGGATAGGGCCGCAGGTGTTCACTCGGAACGTCTTGTCCTGCTGGGTTCCAGTTCCACCGCCAAGGTTTCCTGCTTCGATAACGCCGACCTTTGAAGGTGGCACACCGTAGCCGGAAAGAATCTCATCACGACGCTGTTGAAGGGTATTCAGCCAGTTGTTAATCTGGTTAGTTCCCATTTCAGTAACGACAGCGCCACCCTTTGTCTCAAAAAGGTTGCCAATGTTACGAGCGCCGAGGTTGCGAATAGCGTATTGCTGCTGCAAGCGCTTCATCTCGGATTCTGGCAAGGCCAGCGGCCAGTCAACGTGTGCCCTCAACGGGTCTCCACGCTTCATGGTTTCCTTGATAAGCGCCGCTGTGAACAACCATGAGGTAATTGGCAGAATGTTTTTTTGCGTCGGGGAAACGCCGTACAGCGTGTCTCCGGGCGAATCAAACTTAACATGAATAACTTCATTGGGCTTAAAACGAGCAGTGCGGTTTGTGGGCGTACGCTGAACGTACCCCTTGATAACGCCATGCTCGTCGGCCAAGACAGTCATCGTGGTCGGGTCAAGCGGGTAAAGGGCAACAGGCTCGCCCATAACCCAAACAACTTCAGTGAACGAATCGCCAAAGATGAGCAGGTCGGTAATGACCGTACGCATCAATTGTCGAATGTCATCACTTGGGTTGACATAACTCAGAAGTTCTTGAACCTTCTTAACCTCCGAGGTTGCCTCCGGTGGTTTTTCAAGTCCATAAGACGTGGTGTTGTAAATAACCTCAAGGCCACCTGCTGTGCAGGTGCGCGCAATGGTGTCAATCGAAGCAGAGGACCAAGGGCAAGCAAGGTAAGCCTGAAGCAACTGCCCCATAAATGTAGGGCGGTCAATGGTGCCAGCAGTAACGTTTTGACCGGGGTTAACTTCAGAGGAACCGCCAATTGGGATTCCGGTTCCATAACCAGAACGCTTTGGCGAAGTCTTTTGCCGACCTTCTTCAATTGAGTTGGCGTTGTTGTACGCCTCCTCAAGAACCCCTCTAAAAGATGTAATAGCCACTTGGTTATCCTTTTTAGAAGGGGGACATTCCGAAGCCCCCAACAACAAACTTACCACCCATTAGGGGCAAATCATTCACAGGTTCTTGATGGCTCGTTTCTTGGACTTCAACCATTGAGGATGGCAGAGAAACCTTAAACGCAGGTTCCACGTCATAGATGATAGGACGGGCGTACGTTCCGACCGCCATGCACACATAGCGCAATGCGTCAGGAATGTGGTCATCCACATTTTTCGTTTCCGCATCGTCGGGCTTAACCGCACTTCTTGGAAGCGAAGGAATCGTTTCGATGAACATTGGGCACTTGTCCTCAAACACATGAAGCATTGGGCAAGTCTTTAAGCCCTCAGCCCTGTGAATGTCACAAGCCGGTCCATCGTTCAAAAATTGGTGGACTCGCGACCAGCCGTTAATCCGGTCATTGTCGGCTGGCGTAATGCCACAACCTTCAAGACCGTAAATGTCCGCAATGGACATTGGCGTACCACGATGACCCCACATAGAAGGGTCAGCGACACGAATAACTTCTGGTTCGCCAGCGTTACGTTCAGCCTCAAGAATTAACTGAGCCTGTTCGTTAGCGTTGATTTTGGTGGCATAGATTTCTCTATACGCCCAAACACGAGTGTCTTGGTCCACAGCAACCCACACGCAGGCATAGGGGGCAGCATAGCCATAGTCAATACCAGCGTAGCGTTGCCATTCTTTCGGGATGGGAAAAGAACGCACAACATGCTTATTGTATGACCATTGCTCAAAGAACTGACCAACCATTGCGTCCCAGTCACCGTCACGCATCGCTGCACGACGCTGAGGGTCGGGAATGGAGTTCAGAATCTTGTCGTAGTCTTCGTTAACATGCGGGTTATCGGTTGACTTGGCTGGAATGAAAGCGACCAAACGGCCATTCTCATCTTCGACCACAGGCACCTTGCCGCGCTTTGTTGGGTTGACAAAGCGGTCTTTCAGGTATTTGTGCGACACGCCACCGGGGTTCGACGCGAGGCGAATCCCAATGACCGGCACAAGTTTGCTACCAGAACGAAGACGCTCTTCAATCTGCTGAATGACCGCTGACAGCATCAAGCCAGCCTCATCAATATAAAACGCTTGGTACTCACCACCGAGAATACGGCTGGCGTCTACAAGGTTTTCAGCATATGAAAAGTTAATCAGTGAGCCGTTAGGAAACTTCAACACTTTATTGGTTGAGTTCCAGCGGGCACCAAGGGCTTGAGCATAATCGCACTTGGCAAGTTCGGCAAGAAAAGACTCTTCCAACTCACCATAGGTGCGTCGGAAACAACCAATCTTCATACCGGGATAGTTGGCTGCGTTATGAATGGCATCCATCGTCAAAGCACGACTTTTACCACCACCGGCAGCACCACCGTAGAAAATAGCGTCGGTGCGTTTTGCAGAGGCTTCGTGGAACACTTTTTGACGGTCAGTAGGTTGGTAACCTAAAATGCCAAAGGCATCAACAGACGGTGGAACAACCGCGTCCGAAATAAACTTACCAAAGTTTGTTGCCACTTACTTCACCCAATAGTAAATTGACCAAGAGAGCAAAATAGGCATTGCAAAAACCACAAAACAACTAATGGAAGCGTAAAGACCAGACAGCATCTTGAGGTATTGAATCTGCGAAGCCTCTTTCTGCAAGAGCAACGCATTGTTCAAATCAATAAGCCCCATAATTTTGTCGTATTGCTCGTTACCGAGAAACTTGCGGGCGTTAACTTCGTTCTCGCCAACAAGCCCACCAAGGCTGCTTACAATATCTTCAAACCGGCTGTCGAATTCGTCTTCGCTTGGCATATTGTTCCTTAAAAGAAAAACCCTTCGGTTTCTCCATCGCTCATTAAGCGACGTATAAACTCGTCGTGTGCCTCCCATTGGAGGTCAACCGGAAGTTTTCTAAGGATTGAAATTTGCCACGCTTCAAAACCGAGGGTCACTAATTCCTCTTCGGTCGGAGCGCAATTCTTCCTAGTATATTCCATATCTTACACGACATTTCTATATTGTCAAATGTTTACTGGGTTCGCTGACCCGGTGGACGTTCCTTTACAAGAATCTTTCCATCTGATGATGTAAGTTCATGTTTGTATGCTTTCCAACGAAATCGGTCGGGCGCTCCTGCTTCAACCCATTCGATTTGGCAGTTCATACACATACCCGACTTAATGGCAGGCAAAACAAGGCAGATTTCACAGGGGTTGCTTGTCTGGCGAACCTTTTTACGCTCAACCCCGCGCTTTAAAAAATCAATGGACACCACAGCGGCTCGCAAAAACTTTTCGGCCTCAAGGATTTGAAGTTCGATTTCCAAAACCTTTTCCCGTACGGGGTCGCTAAGGTTTCGACCCTCAAGACGGGCAATCACGGAACGCTCAACAATGGAAGAACCGTTCTGCCCGTTGGAACGAGAATTGAAATCTGAAGATTGCGAAACTTCGTACGGATTGACCACGATGACATCCCGACGAACAAAATCTTCCAAGTCTTCGACTTTGATTTCTGCAAGAAGATTGTTGAGAGAATCAACGCTTGCAACCATGCGCTTCAGCCGTTGTTGGCTACGACGATTAAGTTTTTTAGTCATTGGACTTTTCCTCTTTCCGCACCTTGTCGTATGCAAGAAGCAAGGGAATAAACTGGTCTAACTCCATAGTGACGTACGACTTGCGAGCATGCTTGCCACGACGCTTGTGCACAACTGCCGCCAAAAGGCCAGCGCGCTCACCGGAGCGATTTGCTTGCTCAACCCATTCAGCCAATTCCATCTTGCGATGGTTTTTGCACTCAAGCACAACCGGAACGTTTTTAATGTCTCCAAGGGGAGAGTTTAAAATGTTGCGAATTGCTTCAGGAAAACCAAGTTCCATCAAAACTTTAACAACAGCAGTCTCAAATGCAGTACCGACTGCTCTAGTCTTGCCCATAGTAAGCCTCTTCGCCACATGATGAACACGGGCCAATAACTGTGGTTTCTAAACCACACTTGTAGCACAAACGACCCGGAGCGTTTGGAGGATTGCGCTTTAAGAAATTGTCAACCCTGTCATTAGTCATTTTGCTGCTCCTTGTAAAGAATAAGTGCAATCACAGCGTAGTTGGCAAGGTCAATGAGTGAATCCTCAACCGATTCGTTGGAAAGTTGACCGCCTTGAGCAGCCTTCTGCAACCGCTTCATTTTGTCCTGAGCGCGCATCAACGTACCGACCCAGCCGGGAATACCAAAGGCTTCAGAAGCACGAACGTTGGAAAACGGGTCGTTGTCCAAACCGTAATCGTTTTGTTTCTTAGCATGAAGTCTGCACATTTCGACGGTGAGGCCAAAGAAACGCTTGTCTCCGCCCTCAGTGTGGTTGTAGTGCGTCAAAAGGGGAATGAGGCCATCATTGCCCCAAGGGTCGTAAAAAAAAACTTTCAGGCCAAGCATCTCTGCCATTGAAACTTCGGTGTTTGCTCCAACTGACTTTTCCCAACCGGGCAACATGGCAATTGCTTGACAATCAAGCAGCGCCAAAATGTCACGACGAAATGCTTGTTGAATTTTTTCAACGCTTATTTCTTCGTTGGGATTAAAACCTTCAACAATGTCAGTTTCGGCTGGGCAAAAAACTTTGTGACCTGCGGCCTTCAACGTATTGCGCGCTTTGTCAAAGGCTGGGAAGTTGTACTGCGGGTATCCGCGCATTGGTCCGGCAAGGTAAATTTTCACTTCAGTTCCTCCAAGAAACTTTTCAAACCATCACGCAAAACATAGAACGGCCACTTGAGCGAATCTAAAATCATTAAAGCAAACATGTTCTTGTAAGAAGGGGCTTCAACGCCTTTGACGCGAAAATCTTTGACTGTCTTGTCAACAATGTACCAATAGCGCAAAAAACACAGTAATGCCACTGCTGCGTAAACTGCAATTACCCACCAATACCAAGTCATTTCATGTTCCTCCGAAGTTTATACAAACTATAGGCGCTGTAAATGCAATAAGTCAAGCCTTTAAAGATTACCCGAAAGTTCTTTTTGGTATGCAGCCACAGTTGTCCATGCAAGCGACAAACGCTCTTGTAGCCAATCAACATCCAAAACTAAATCGTTCAACAAACCTTCAATGATTGGATTGAGGTTGTCCAAACCATACAAAATGTTAAGACGCGACATGATGGCATCAAGTCTGGCTTGTTCACTGACACTCATCATTGCACTAACCGTTTTTCCTTTGTAGCAGAATTTTGTGCTTTTATTATTCTTAATATTGTTATATATATCGGCTGGCAACTGGTTGCCACCCCCCCCTATAGCAAATTTCTGCTATCGGAGTTGTTTCCATCGTAGTCAAGAGGGGCAACAGTTAAACAATTGACTACTCATAGTTACAAGTGCTACACTTTCTGCACAGACGGATTTATTCGGGAACCAAGGAGAAACACATGTCAAATGCATCTACCTACATGGCAATTGCCGCTAGTTGGATTGGAAGCGCCGGAGCAGTTGTTACCGGTTTTTTGAAGCAGGCCAAGAAGGCCGAGGCGCGGTTTGCACAATACGCTGCGACCATTGAGCGAGATGTAAACTCCATCTTGACGGAAATCAGTTCGGTTCAGGCTTCCATTCTCGCTCTCACGCCGACCCCCAAGCCTGCTGCCGCAGCCAAGGCCCCGGTTAAGCGCGTTGCCGATGCTTCTAAGCCTTCGCGGCGAGCAGGGCGGTAAATCGTAGCAGGGTGGGCCAACGGTACGCCACTGGCCTCATAAGCCAGAGATGCGAGTTCAATTCTCGCCCCTGCCACCATTTTTCGGGGTAGCACAATTGGCAGTGCAAGTGACTGTTAATCACTGGGTTGCAGGTTCGAGTCCTGCCCCCGAAGCAAGGAGAAATCGTGAAAGGTTGCAGCACCTACAAATTAGACACAGGCAGGCGCTATGACTGCTGCATCAACTGTCATTTAGAAGAAGATTGTTTTGTGGATGTAGAGTTCAATGAAGAACACTACACAGTCTGCTGCCATGTACGCATGCCGGAATAACTCAGTAGGTAGAGTGTCTGTTTTGTAATCAGAATGTCGTGGGTTCGATTCCTGCTTCCGGCACTGGTCAAATAATTTTTAAAAATGGGGTACCCCCAAAAAAGGAGAAACAATGACCTTTGAAGAATGGCTCCAGTACGGCATCGCCAATGACTTTGTTTCTCAATCTTTCTGCCTGACGCACGATGGTTTCCCTATGGCCGAGACAGAAAACGAACTGTGGGAAGAGGGCATGGACCTCTGCGCCGTTGGTGTCCGCTTTGGCAACATTGAAGAATGGGAACAGCAGGCACGATTCCTGAAACGTCACTAACCGGGTTAACATTTTAAGTTAACAAAAAACCCCCTACCCGAACCGGGAGGGGGCTTCTTCTTGCCGGGATACCCCCAAAAGGGGTAAATATAACTACTCTGATGGCTCCAAAACTTCGGCCTCACCGTTGAACTCATCAACCATCTTCTGATGGAGTTCCTCTGCCAAATCCTGCGCTGCCTCTAAGGTTGGCAGGTAGGCAAGGTCAACAAACGCTGTCTTATCAGCGTCATCGGTAATGCCCTCAATGGCTAATGAGTACGGAGCGTTCTCGCTCTCCTCAATAAAGGTAATCTCCCACGGGAAGCAGTACCAAAAATCCACACCGTCAATAACTTCGTGTTCCCACTGTAGCATTAGTCAACTTCTTTCTCTTCGGGGACGCATGCTTGAATAGTATAGCGATGAGGGCAAACCTTGATAATCAAATCGCCCACCTTTGCTTTGCCTTCTGTCTTGGGGCTGTAAATGGCAATCACAGGGTCGCTGTAGCGGGGATAACCATCACTGTTTTTAGAAATGCAGTAAGTGGCAGTGAACTTGTCCCCCGGCGTGAGCCAGTTGATAAATTCCCACTCATCAAACTGTTCAGTGATGCGATAAGCCTCCACAGATTTAATGTAAGGGTCCACATAGGGCTTGCGTTCTGCCCCCGCAAAAAAATCCTTCACATCGTCCCAAGCAATGCGGTCGGCACGAGTTTCGTCCCACCACGTCTGGTCGCTGTACCAATCCTTGATAACGCTCTTGTCAACGTTTTTGAAGGTACTTTCTTCCTCAGTTTTTTCTCGCAAAAAATTTTGGGAGGGGGCATCTTGCTTTTCAGCGAATTGCTTCGTCCCGACCCACTTGCGGAAGCCCTCTGAGTGGCGCTCAGGCTCCTCTGTAGGCTCCTCTACGCCCGTCAAGACCTCTGGTATGCCATTGACCGGGATAATCTGGTACACGTCAGCAAAACGCTGTGGCGTGTAAATCTTGAGGTAGTCCCCGTCCCAGACGATGTAGTCTCCAAGCGCAAGCACTTGAGTAGTAGTAAACCCGTACTCATCTCGCTGTTCAAACTCATAAATGTTCTCGTCGGCATAGAATTGCCACTCAACCCCGGAGTTGAGGAACATCTCGTCAATGAGTTTCTTGACCCCCTTGACGTAGAAATGGGCTTCGATTTGTTGACCTGTGTATTTGTTGCGATAGTTCTTGTTCATGCGTGTTAGTATAGCGTTGTATCTCTGCCTGTGTCTAGGGTTTGAACAAATGTTCGTATAAGGGAAGGTGAAAATGAACGCGTGTGGGCACCGTCCCCATTGTTGCGTATTCCGGCTCTGTTGCGTTGCGTGATGACGGTGGCTACTATTGCCCGTAGGGCAACTCCGCCCGATTAGCGAAAGAGGTAGCCATCATGGCTAAGCATTCCTGTAGTACCCCCGCCGGCGGCGATAGCAACGCCCG